ATTGAGACGGAGGAAACAGATCCCGACGCACGGGTAGCGTTTCGTTTCTGGCGTGACAATCAAGCAGAGATCGAGCGTGATTGCATCATCAGCAACCCACAAAGCCACAGTAAGAAACTGCATGAAGACGGCGAACCGCTGGAACTGTCAGCGATCCAGTCGTACTACAACAAAGTTGCAGACCTGGGCGAAAAGGCAGTCGCCACTGAAATCGATAACGATCCACCGGAAGAAGTCGGACCACAGGGGAGCGGTCTCACATGGCATACCGTAGCAGGTCGTTTGAGCGGACTGGATCGCGGCCAATTACCAGCAAATGCGTCCTGCATCACAGCGGCGATAGACCTCGGAAAATATCTCTGTCATTGGGTCGTGGTCGCATGGTGGAAGGGTGCTGGCGGGTGTGTGATCGACTATGGAAGAGCCGAAGTGACTGGCACTGACCGTGCCATGAACAACGAAGCCAGCGAGCCGATGATTCACAGAGCGTTGCTGAACTGGCGTGATGAGTTACTTCAGAAGAAATACGTCGACGCATCCGGATCACCAAGAAAGGTGGATGCGGTATTTATCGACTCGGGCACGTTTACCGATGCAGCGTATCAGTTCGTGCGAGATGTACAGGGTTCACCGTTCTACGTGACCAAGGGTATCGGTAACTACCGGGACAAGACGACAGCCACCGACAAAATAAAGCCCGGAAACCATTTTCACGCATCATACCAGGAAGCACAGGGGTTGTGGTTATACGAACTGGATACAGACTTCTGGAAACAATTCGTGCATGAGCGGTTCCTGACTCCGACCTTCGACGAGCAAAACTTTCTGAGGCGTGGTGCGTTGTCGCTGTTCGTGCAGCCAAACGACCGGAAGCATACAAGCTTCGCACAGCATATCGTCGCGGAAGAATTGGTCAGCGAGTTCAAGGAAGGCAAAGGAACGAAGACGTACTGGAACAAGGTCAGCGAAAACAATCACTGGCTGGACGCACTGTACATGTCAGCGGCTGCGGCAAGTGCTCGCGGCATTTATCTATTGTCACCAACAGCGGAAACCCCGGATGGCCCCTCAGTTACTGCAAGGCAGAAGAACCCAAATGAGCAAGCACAACAGAAACCACCGTCAGGGAAACCTGCAGGCCAGCGGCACGGAGTCCCAAAACGCCGAACCGGTGGATGGGTCAACAGCCTGCGAAAACGTTAAGGCACCGAAGGCGCGGGTGACGGAGTTTGTCCCGCAGCCATGCTCCACGTGTCAGGCGTTGCGTGATCTGGACGCCAAGATTGACGGGCGGTCATGTTCTCGGGTATACAGTACGCAGGGCCGCACACGGTATTGCAAGTGTGGGTTTTGCGGGGCGACGTGGAAAGAGGTAGAGTGATGGCGCGACTACCTCAAGGAATTGCAGGCGTAACAGGTTCCCATCGTAATGTTATCTGATACACTCCGGGTGTCATAGATTGTGCCGAAACACTCACAAGCTGTTCCGTAATCGATTCGCCATCAACCACTGTTACACGTTGCGTACCCAGTGGTGGAGACTGGGAAATAGCGTCCTGATGATCAAAGGCCAGCCGTAATACTGGGGTATCGTCGCCAAACATGCGAATAGGCATAATGGGCACCTTTTACTGCAGTAAAATCTGTGTCATTTGCTCTTAGCGAACCGCATCGCCCCATAGAAGAACATTCCCAGCCCGGTCAGAATCAGCAGGATGCCGAATCCGTTGATCATTGAATAGTACCAGTCCGTATCAGGTGTTGACGGCTGGTTATTCGCAGTGGCTGAAATATCGCCACCCAGCAACGCGACAATTGGACCTGCCACCAAAATCACGCCAGCTGCTGTTTTACTCATGACCACTCTCCTAAAAGTGTGCCGACACGTTACCACACCATAGCATATCACCGCCAGTAATCTTTGCCAATTTCACCGCAGTGGAACGACACTGCGGGCATGGCAACACCCGCATCACTGCTGGCACAGATTGACGCAGCGATTGAAGCACTGCTGACCGGCGGTGCCTCATCGTACTCGATCGGATCGCGCACGGTAACTGCACTCGACCTGTCGACGCTGTTCGAACAGCGAAACATGTTGCAGACGCAGGTCGACCGCGAATCGGGCGGCGGAATGTTTCGCCTTGCCAAGATGCAGAGGACCAGTCGATGATTGGTTCCACCATCGATCGCATTGTGGGCATGCTGTCACCGGCAGCCGGTGTAAGACGCACAATGCAGCGGCGCACGCTTGAACGCATGTATGCGGGGGCGGAAGCCAATCGGCTGACAAACAACAAAAAGCCCCGCAACCAGTCAGCAGATAGCGAGCTACTCGGGCCGTTCGGGGCAGACGCACTGCGGGCGTGGTCTCGTGCTCTGGTCCGTGACAACGCTTATGCCTGGGGCGTGGTTGATACCATCGTCAGTTCAGTGGTCGGTTGCGGTATCACTGCTCAATCTCAGGTAGAAACGCCTGAAGGAACCGACATTGAAGACGTAAACGAATCACGCGACAAGGTTTGGTCGGAATGGTGCGAGGTCTGCGACGTCAACGGACGGTTGAATTTTGCAGAGATCCAGCAGCTCGCACAGCGTGAGATGGTCGAGGCCGGTGAAGTGCTGATTCATTTGGTCAAAACGCCATCGCTTAAATATCGCGGGATTTATCGCCCGGTGCCCCTTGCGATCGAATTGATTGAAGCCGACAGGCTCGCGACTGAGAAAGACACATACAAGGTCCGCAGCACAGACGGAAACCGCATCACACGCGGCGTGGAGCTGGACGAACTCGGGAAACCGCTCGCATACTGGATTTATCCTGAGCATCCAAACGGGCCATATACCACCGGACGTCAAGAACCAGAACGCATCGACGCAAAAGACATTCTGCATTTGTACCGGATGGATCGTATCGGGCAGACTCGCGGCGTGTCGTGGTTTGCTCCTGTCATGTCATGGCTGCGGGATCTCGGCGTATACGTCGATAACGAAATTCAGGCTTCCGCAGTCGCCTCTTGTTTCGGTATCGCCATCAAAACAAATGGCCGTCCCGGTGCGGGGCTGATGCCGTCGACTGATTCAGAGTCAACCGACGTGAACGGCAACCGGCTGGAGTATCTCGAACCGGCGATGGTCACCTATTTGAACGAAGGTGAATCCATCGAGTCAATCAATCCCGGTCGACCGAACTCCGCATCTGAGCCGTGGATTAACCTCATGCTGCGAGGAATCAGCGTCGGCACGGGGCTGAGTTACGAAGTCGTCTCCCGCAACTACAGCGGCACCAGTTACAGCAGCAGCCGAACGAGCATGCTTGAAGACCGTCGACGTTTTCGCCGATGGCAGAAATATATGGTGCAGCATTGCTGCCAGCCGGTTTGGGACCGGTTCAATGATCAGGCTGCAACGGCTGGCGTGGATGGATTTGCCTCGATGACGGACATTCTCGCCGATCGCAGAACGTCAACCGCTGTCGAGTGGCAGACGCCAGCATGGGAATGGGTCGACCCACAAAGCGAGCAATCTGCATCGGATTCCGCACTGACGTCATTCCAGAGCACATATCAAGACGAACTCGGGCAGCGTGGCAAGAACTGGCGAAACGTGTTCTACCAGCGAGCCAAAGAAGAAAAACTGAAGCGATCTCTGGGACTGGTTACCGCCGACATGGCGAACGTGGAAGCCGCTCAGGCAGAGGCTCAGCAGTTATCGGCCACCGGTGCTGCAGCCATTGCAGATACCACAGCGAATCAACCGACCGGCGAAATGTCTGACATGTCGCGGCTGCAGTGGGGTAGAAATCGTAAAGCGATTGAAGACATCCTTGCTGAGCTGATCGCAGGCACTGCAACTGAGACCAAAGCACGAGTGTTTTTACAGACACTGGGGCTGACAGAAGCGACTGCGAGTGCCCTGATTACTGATGCACTGGATGGAACTGTTGACACAGACATGACTCAGGTTCCTGAAACGGAGATGGCAGCGGATGCCACGTAAGCCGGGAAAACTTCCAACAATACCGAAAGCGAAACGCACAAGCGTTGTTCTGCGCTCGGTCGGGTACGGAAACGGTGTATCTGATGTGGTGATCGCCACAGAGACCCCGGTACGGCGTTACGACGAAGAGCGTGGCTATGTCATCAGCGAAGTACTGCTGATGGAAGGCGTTGTTCTCCGCACGAATCAAGCTCAGATTCCGATTGTCGATTCGCATGACGATTCCACGGTGCGGAACATCTTCGGCAGCGTCCGCAGTCTGCAGGTAGTCAATGGCGAGTTACACGGAACTCCCAGTTTTGCGAGTGATCCGGAAGCTCAGTTGATTTGCCAGCGAATGAATGAAGGTCATATCACTGACTTTTCCATCACCGCTCTGCCTCTTGAATCACTGTTCATTCCTCACGGTAAGTCATTTACGACAAGTCGCGGGGCTGTTATCGATGGTCCGGCAGTTATCCACACGCGATGGCAGCCGCATAACGCTTCGATCTGTGCTACTGGTGCAGACGAACTTTCCACAGTACGCAGGTCGTATACAGACCTCGAAAGAAAGGTTGAGAGAATGGACGAGGCACTGTTGAGCCAGCTTACGGCAATGGGACTTCCTGAAGGCATGGTCGATCCGAATCAGATTCTCTCCTGGGTTGTCGGCAAGATGAAGCCAGACACCGAGCCAGAGGCAGAAGACATGGTGGAAAACTCCATGACGGAAGATCCCGCAAAGAAGGTGATGGCAGCCGATTCAGCAGCAGCACCAGCGAGCGAAGCCGCACCAGTTGCTGCAACTGAAGAGGATCCAAAGACTGTGGAAAAGTCCATCGCACGAGCCATTCAAGCTTACGCGAAAGCAGACCAGACCCGGCGCAAAGAAATTCAGGCGTTGTGTTCTCAGCACAAAATCGAACGATCGTTTGCCGACTCGCTCTGCGATGAAGGCATTGACCTCAACACAGCACGAGCAAGGATCCTACAAAAAATGGCAACAACACCGATTGGACAGAGTTCCGACAGAGTGGCATTAACCGAATCTGCTGACGACAAGTTATTTGCAGCGGCCAGAGATGGCCTGATCATGCGAACGTTCCGACAGGGCGGCATTCGCAGTGCCGCAGTAACAAAACCGGCTGAAGGACATCAGGACTTCGTAAACATGAAGCTCAGCCGCATGGCTGAAATGTACGCTGAAAAGATGGGTTGCGATGTTCGCCGGATGGCTCCGAAAGACATCGCACTTGTGGCAATGGGTCACCCGGGGTCGATGAACCGGTTCCGAATCCAGCGTGATGCGTACCACACGACCGGCAGTTTCGCGAACCTGCTGCTGGATGCGGCAAACAAGACCCTTCTGGCTGGATACGAGGAAGCTCCCTATACCTGGTCGATGTGGGCACGTGATGCGGGAACTACCAGCGACTTCAAGACACTGAATCGAATTCGCTTCAGTGAAATGGGCACACCGGAAATGGTTCCGGAAGGCAAGGAATATCCCGACGCAGCGATGAGCGATGCAAAGGAATCCTACAAAGTCAACAAATACGGCAACATGTTCACGATCACATGGGAAACCGTTGTGAATGATGATCTGGACGCGATCAGCCGTATCCCTGCAATGCAGGGAGCCGCCTGCCGACGTCTGCAGAATCAGGCGGTATATGGTGTATTGACTGCCAATGCAGCAATGGCCGATGCCGGGTTGCTGTTCAATGCGACAGCACAAACCACTACAGGCGGTCACGCTAACTATGCGACTGGTGCCGGTGCTCCGAGTGTTTCCACTCTGAACACTGCGTACATCAGCATGATGACGAAGAAGGGGCTGCGTTCAGACGTCATTCTGAACATTCAGCCTGCATTTCTGATTGTGCCAGCGGCTATCAGCGCAACTGCACTGCAATTGCTGGGATCTATTGCGGATCCGTCTGTTGGTGGTTCTGCCGCTGGTAACAGCAACACGAAGAACATCTACGGACCAAACGGAGACCGACCGCTGAAAGTTATCGTTGAGCCACTGCTCGACGCCAACAGTTCAACGGCATGGTACCTGGCAGCGAACAACAGCCAGGTCGACACCGTGGAAATTACCTTTTTGGAAGGCGAACAGTCTCCAGTTCTTGAATCTGAATGGGACTTCGACAAGGACGTCTACAAGAACAAGGTTCGTCAGACGTTCGGTGTTGCTGCGATTGATTACCGTGGTCTGTACAAGCACAACGGTGCATGATCGACGGGTGAATGATCTCGCCCGGCTGGCTGTGTAGTCAGCCGGGCATTTTGAAAAAGCATCTCCACAACGTAGCGGAATGCGACAACCGTTGTTTGAAAGGTAAAAGCCGATGGCTGGTATTCAGGATTTTCAGGAATTCTATGATGATTTCAACGGGGCAGTGGCGGCCTTCCCGACGTCAGCGGATCCAGCCACAGCTTGGCTGGTAGATGACACATCAAGCTCCGGTGCTCCGACCTATACAAAGGGCACCAGCGAAGCGACGTTGACGCTGGCATCCACGACGGAAGTTGAAAACGTCTGCTTGCATTTCAACGACGCTCTGGACTTTGATATCGATTCCATCATTCGTATGGAATTCCGGGCAAAGGTTACCGCCACTCTCGACAGTGCAACAACGATTGTGATGGGCCTCGGTTCGGCTCGTGCGGATGATCCGGACACTGTTGCAGCCAATGCGTTTTTCAAACTGGCCGGTAGCAATGCAGTCGTCGTCGAAACCGACGATGGAACAACGGACAATGACGATAACGCGACAGGCGTCTCGCTCAGTTCGACATACAAACGATTCGTGATCGATTTCAGCGGCGGCAAGTCCGACGTCAAGTTTTACATTGACGGTGTGAAGGTCGGTACTGAAACGTTCACGATGTCAGCGTATTCATCCGGGCTGCAGCCAATCTTTCAGATTCAGAAGACCAGCGACAGCAACACAGACGCGCTGACAGTCGACTATGTGAAGGTTGTGTCACGTCGATGAGTCTTGCAGGCCGGATTGTAACTGATGCGGGCACAGTGTTTCTGAACAGCGAGCATTTCGCTGAAACAGTCACATACCACCCGCATCGGTTCCACACTGCTGCGGTGCGACAGCCACGAACGATCAAGGCTGTCGTCACCCGCAATCAGGTGGCCACGTTCAATCCGGACGAGCAGATTCTGACTGAATTTGAGGTGCGAGTTGCGAACAACGTCACCACCGGGATCACGAGTGCAGAACTTGATACCGGTGGTGATCAAATCGAACTGGCACCACGTGTCGGCGAAACAGCTCGGAAAGTATCGGTGCAGATGCTGACTGAGCACGACGATGGAATGCTGGTGCTGATATGTCGGTGATCACTGAAAAGCCAATCGTTACCAAAATCTCTGATGAGATTTTTACACGGTTGGAAACATTGATCACAGAACCGAACGACGCATTTACGTTTACCAACGTGGTGCGTCCTACGAAGATTGCCACGTACACGCCGGCACACGGCTTGATTGTGTTGACTCGTGGGGAAATCACACGAGTGACGGATTTGGACTGCCCCGGAAATCCTCCGGCAATCGCATATCAGCAAACATTTCTGGTGCGGGTTCACATCGCTCCGAGCGAGAAAGACCCGACACCGGTGGAGTTATATGAGGATGTCGCAGAAGCGGCGATTCACAAGGCGATCAGAACATCAGGCACATGGCACACGTTCGACGGCAATGCGATCAATGCAGACTTCGGGCCACAGATCACCGCGACGTCTGATGGTGGATATGAGGGTATAGCGGTTCCTGTCATCGTGACGTTTCGAGTGTCCGAGGGTGATCCGTACACGGTGCGAAACTGATGCTGGCAATTGAAATTGATCAAAACCAACTGCAGAAGCTCGCGACGGCATCGGCCAGCGTGGGCAAGAAGATGAAAAAGGAACTGGCTGCTGCAATCAATCAGGTAAGCAAAAAGACAAAGCTGGAAATGGGTCGCGGTATTCGGGCTACGGTCAACTTGAAGAAAGAGGAATCAGAAAGACCGTTGAGCATTCGAGCGAGTGCGACGGAGCAGAACCTGTCTGCTGTCGTGTCTCTGAAGAAAACACCACGACTGGGGCTGCGGCACTTTGGAGCAAAACAGAATAAGACTGGCGTGACATTCAAAATCAGTAAACGAGGCGGCAGAGGAAGCGTGACCGGTGCATTTCTGGGACCGAAACCCGGAGCAGTCAAAACCAGTTGGCGAGGCAACGCATTCAAGCGGGTCGGAAAAAAACGTCTGCCCATTATTCAGATCAAAGGCGTGTCAGCGTGGGGCGCATACGTCAAGAACAGTTTAGCGGCACCACAGGCCAAAGCAGTCGAAGATGAACTTCGCAAACAGATCGATCGTCGAATTAACCTGAACGTACTCCGCGCGAGTGGTCTCGTCAAAACATAAGGAAAAGAACTCATGCCATTGCTACGACGTCGCGCGGTATTCGCTGCGAAAGTAGAATCCACGATCGGGACAGCTGAATCACTCAGCGGGACTGAAGGCGTTTACAACGCTCGCGATTTCATGATTCAGCCGAATGTCGCCATGACGCGCCGAGAGGGTCAGGGCGGGTTCAACTACCTGACGAGCATTCCGGAAGGAATGACCGGAACATGCACAATCATTCACGATCTCACGTACAACGGAACTGACATTCCCAGTTGGGCCAGTGTACTGCTGCCTGCATGTGGATGGGTGGATGCCGCCGGCACGTTTTCGCCGAAGTCTGAAGGACCGGGCAGCAACGTTAAAACACTGACAATCGGTCATTACAAAGACGGCAAACGCACGCTGCTGTCGGGTGCGATGGGAACATTCAAGATCGTGTGCCCGACTGGCAAAGTGGCATACATTGAATTCACCTTCACCGGAAAATACTCCAGCAATGAAACCGACACGGCTCTGATTGCTCCGACTTATCCGACTGTATCCCCGCTGCGATTCGCTGCCGGTGCTCTGACGTGGAACAGTGTTGCACTTTGCACGTCGAACGTCGAAGTAGACGCAGGCAACAGCGTGATCATGCGGGAATGTGTCAACGCCACTGACCGTTCTGGATACGTGTCGGCTCTGGTCACGAACCGGGCACCAATAATCACAGCGGATCCAGAGTCCGTGCTTGTGGCAACGCAAGACCGAGATTCTCTCTGGTTAACTCCGACCGCTCAGGCGTTTTCCATGCAGATCGGTTCCTCTGGTTCTTCAATCACGATTGCAGCACCGAAGGCCCAACTTGAAAACAAACAGCAGGGCAATCGCTCTGACATGATGGTTGACAACCTCACATGGTTGGCGACACAGGGCAGCAGTGCAGACACAGAACTTACTATTGCTTTTGACTGAAAGAGTTTATGCCACTCGCGTTGGAACCGGGTCAGCAGTACCCAATCGTACTGGACTCCGACAAGGACAAGCCAGCAGAAAGCAGACCGACGTTCTTTGCGCGGTCGCAGTCCATGCGTGGTCAGCAGGCTATCGGGACGGTGCTGGAACTGTGGACGAAAGATGATGACGTTTCAATCGCTGATCTGTTCGATGAGACGTGCAAAGTGTTGTCCACGGTTGTTGTCGGGTGGAAGCACATGGACGGAATGGAGTTCACTCCGGACGCATTGCGGGACGTGTTGACGTATAGCGAGGCCCGGGAACTACTTCGGAAAGCGATGTATAACCAGCACATCACACAGGACGAAAAAAAAAGTACAGAGTAGCGGCGCTGATACGGGGCGGAATGATTTGTAGAAGTTGCACCCGTGGTCAGTGTCGAGACGTCAGCGAGAAACCAAACCTGCTGGAAATCGAATGCCCGTCATGCAACGGTGGCGGGTGTGAGGATTGTCAAGACGGTGTGTTTACTGTTGAGGGATGCCCGAACGGTTACTGTCGGTCGATTGTGACGTCAATTGACCTGATCGACCTGTTCGGAAAAGGGATGCCGCCTATCAATGGTGGTGTGTTGGATCAGTCAGCAAGTTTTATCGACGCTGTTCAGTTCTTCGAAAGCGAAGAGAGAAAAGTAGCGAATGAGCGAAGCAGTCGAAATACTTATCAAGGCTGACGACCAGGCTTCGCAGAAGTTCGCCACGACTGCAGAGAACATGGACAAGTCACTCAAGCGAGTGAATCAAATTCTGTCTGGTCTCGAAGAACCTGCCGACAGGTACGCAAAGCAACTGGAAGAACTGAACCAGTTGCACCGTGACGGTGCGTTGTCTGCGGAACAGTTTGCCGCAGCTCAGGACAAAATAAACGCCAAGATGAACAACACCGGCGCAGCCATGAAGGACGTCGGCGGCAACGCGAAGAAAACGACCGAACTAGTCGGGACTCTGGCACAGTTAACCGGCAACACAGAACTCGGCAACTTCGCTTCGCAACTGGCAGGAGCAACAGAAAAAATCAGTTCCTTCGGTGAGGTCTCGAAGGCCGGCAAAGCCGGGGCACTTGCGTTTAAACTGGGGCTGGTCGGACTGGCCGCCACGATCGGTTCCGCAATCGGTAAAGCAATCGGCGATGTTATTTTTGAGACAAAGAAATTTACCCGCGAACTGGAACGAGCCAAAGAAGCATCCAAGGAACTCGAAGACCGGCTGCAGAAAACTCGGTCGGTGATGATGGAGAACGCGAAAGAAGATATTGAACTCATTCGCGATCCGGACAAGAAACGGGCAGAGTACAAAGCGTTACTGGACACGCTGAACAAAGACATTGACGCAGTCAGCAAAAACGTGACTGTGTCGCAGAAGGCTGTTGACGATTGGGCTGATGCCTGGCAGGTCACGGGCAACCGTAAAGAGTACGCGAAGCAGGCACAGGAACAACTGGAAAACGACAAAGCCAGACTGGCGGCACTGCGGGATGAACGCGACGAACTGCAGAAAATCACTTCGGAACGTGCTCGCCAGAATGAAGAACTCGCCAAAGCGAACGAAGCGAAGGACAAATCAGAGGCGTACATCGCCCAGCTGAAACAGGAAGTGGAATACCTTGCAGCAACTAAAGAAGAACAGTTGCTGCTGGATGCTGCTCGCAACACGACCATCGAGGATCGCGGAGAAGCAGAGCGATTGCTGAAGGAACGCGACGCGATTCTTGCCAAAGCCGAAGCACAGAAGGAGCTGGAAGAATCTCAGAAGCGTGCTGAAGAGGAGCGAGCCAAAGCAGCAGAGAAAGCGATTCAGGACGCGCAGCGGGAACGCGATCGAATCGATGGTATCGTTCGCACGGAAAATGAACGGCTTGCGTTGCGTGCTCTGGAATTAGAGCAGGGCAAAGAGGCTGCAAAAGTGCAGGCGTTGATTGCTCAGGGCGTCGAGGAAGCAGCAGCGAAGCAGATCGCGGCCACTGAATCCGCACTGCAGGCAAAGGAAGACAAAGCCAAGGCCGAAGAGCAGAACGCACAGGAAGCGGCCAAAGAAAAACAACGGATCGCTGACCTCGTCAAAGCGGAGCAGGAACGACTGGCACTAAAAAAACTGGAGGCCGAACAGGGCAAGGAAGCAGCAAAGGTGCAAGCCCTGATCAATCAGGGCGTCGACGAAGCCACAGCGAAGAAACTGGCTGCCGCGGAGTCCGCACTGGAAAAAGACAAAGGCCCAATGGAGAAGCCAAAGGAAACCGGTCCATTGATGGCCAGCGAATCACGACTGCTCACTAGCGGACGTAACTCTGATCCGATGGACAAGACAAACAAGATTCTCGACCAAACCCAGAAGCACACACAAGAAATCGCGAAGCTGCATGCGAAAAACTTAGAACTGCAGCAGAAGATTGCTGAGAACACAGCCAAAGGTTCAAAATTGGTGGCTGTGTCATGAGCGTAATTAACGTCACCCAAATGTGGTCTAAGACCGGAGGAAGTTTCTCCACGGAAAACTTCAACGCCTACTCTGCAAAGTACCAGATTACTGAAGCGTATCAGGTGCTCTGTGAGATCGGCGACGATATAAAAGTGGCAGTTACTGCAGTCGGTATTCCTTCGATCGGTGAACAACATCCAAGCGGTGCTTTTGCCTACGTTAAGGGATACAACGCCACACCGCTGGGGCCGACACTGTGGGTTGTTACCGTCACTTATGAAGGCGTTCCGGACCCAGCATTTGTGGCGGAAGTGGTCGACGTAGAATGGTCTGACGTCACATCAACCGAACCAATTGACAGAGACTTTGACGGCAAAGCAATCACGACTGTCAATAAGGAAAAGGTCGAGGGTCTGACAATGGAAATTGCAGATCAAACCTGTGTCATCCGCCGGCGATTCAACTCAATCAATACTTACGCCATTTCTGCTTACAGGCATTCAACGAACTCGGACACGTTTCTCGGATGGCCTGCTGGGACGGCTCGTCTTGTCGGATTCTCTGCAAAGAGTCAGTTTTCCTACGGTGCCCCCGTGAGCGGTTGGGATGTTACAGCACGGATCCAGTTTCGGGCACCATTAGCGGGAGCCACTGCGGCGCAGGCATGGTACAAACGATGGCCGCACGAGGGCTATTATGTGAAGGTGGGTTCTGTCGTGCGTCGTGCTACCGATGCTCAGTCGGTTGAAACTGCGAAGCCGGTGCTTTTGAAAGCGGACGGAACTCAGGAAACAAATCCGGACACACCGCTTTTCAAATATACGAAGATTTACGGATCACTTCCATTTTCTGAATTAGGGTTAGTCTGAGGGTTCACGCATGGCTTTATCAACCGATTCACTGACCGTATCAGGCAACGCTAACGTCAGAGGCACACTGACCGTTGCTAGCGATTCAATCAGCGCACAAACGCGCGACACGATTCTTGTGCAAGATGCCGCCGTGCGGTGCCCCGTGGCGTTAACCGGGTTGCGAGTCTGGGACGCATTCCACACAAATCTGCCGGGCACTGCAGCCACTGACGATCTCGCGTTGATCGGCGGAACGTTTGGCACCGCTCACCCGATGGTGCAGGCCGGAGACCTGAAAGCAGCAGGAGCGACAACACGATACGCACGATTTACGTTCGTCCTGCCTGAATGCTACGACGACGGCGAAACGGTTTCTCTGGTGCTGTCCGCTGGCATGAAAACAACCATCGCAGACACATCATGCACGGTCGACGTTGAATGCTACAGGCACGACAAAATTAGCGGAATCAGCTCAGACCTTTGCGCGACTGCGGCACAGTCAATCAACAGTCTGACGTTCGCTGACAAGTCGTTTACGATCACGCCGACAACAATTGTGAAAGGTGACGTTCTCGACGTGCGAATTGCCATTGCTTGCAATGACGCAGCAACTGGCACAGCAGTAACACCTACAATTGCCAACATCGACTTCGCACTTGATATCAAGGGCTGATCACATTGGCTGATGAAATACCAGTAATACAGGGCGAACAGGCGCGGTTAATCTGGCAGGATTATCTACGTCGGACGCAGCAAGGAAATAGCGACACCGGCAAAGGGCCACGACCGACTGGTACGCAACCGCCAATTGCTGTGATACTGGATGCAGCACTTGCTGTCGCTACGCATTCGCGTACCGGTGCTACATCATGTGCAGCAACGCGGCTCGATTATTCGGTCACATCAGGACAATACACAGAAGCAAATGCAAGTGTGCCAAAGATCACCGTCTGGAACCACAGCGAATCTGACGAATACGAAATCAACACGTTCGGTAAAGCTGAATGGATCGACGGCCACTGGTGGTTCATGGGCGACTGCGGGCCGATGGCATCGAGGTAAATCACATGGCGTTCAGGGTGTGCTGTAGTTGCGGTGATCCATACGACGTCACGTGCCGACGGTTGCTGTACGATGGCACGCCACTGAACGATGACACGACTATCGCCGGGTACGATCGCGAATGGGTCGATGCTGCGGACTTGTCAGGTTTTGCGCATGCGGCGGCGATGCCTTGGGTTGGATTCACAAAAGCCGTTGATTACGAATCGAATCCGTCTGCCGACGTGTTTTATTATGCGACGAAGCACAAGCCCTTCCGGTACAAAGTCGGCACCGTAGTAAATGGGCCCGATCATCGGAGGGATACGGGGCCGCCGGTGCGTTCATTGCGGCATTTCAATAATGCCACTGCCACCAACCTTCTGTTTTATTCTCCGATCTTCAGCGGCTATTGGCTTCCTGTCGGCGGCACGGGAGTCGTCGACAGCATCACGATGGCGTATCGCGGTACGTTTTCGACGCATGATTATTGCAGATTGGTCATAAATGGCGTCGCGCATGATCCAGTGACGACATCAGGTTTAATGTCAACGACTGGTTTTTATTTGCTGCGAGCGGCATCACAGCAAACAGCGTCGTTGCCCTCATCTGCGGAATGGGATTTCACCGACGCTGAGGTGTACCTGGATTTATGGATCACAACACGCATTGCTGTGTTTGACGACGATGCGTATTTGGGATTAACAGAAGATCCGGATCAATATGTTTGGCCCGATCAGTTGGGCACTTTGTCGGCAGGGGCTCCCACATACGAGTATGAAAACCGATGCACGGTCACTGTCGGTCCCAGCAAATTTCGCAACAGTCGGTATGAGGTGACGTTTGATCGAGAAGGTGTAGGCAGCGAATCTACAGTGACTCTCGGACCGAGAAACGATCCGCCAGTTGCAGCGGTATCGAAATGGAGACCCGGAGCGTATGACGGATCAGCAGTATTCGCGCCGAGCACTGCACATTGGCTGGACATCGACGATCCGATCAGCCCCCCCGACGCTGGTGATGGTGTATACGTCACGAAAACCGGAGCGGCTGCACAATCACAGGGATATATTGGAAGCACACCAGGTTCCTTTGCGGGTGTACTGACAGGGGCAGCGATTAAGGTGCTGGCACACTGCGACAACGCGAATGGCGATTGCAGGTTTACGGGCTATTACACTCGAGTTAACACGAACACAAATACGGTGACCGGCATAAGTGAAAATCTAAGCACGTCACCCACGTGGCACACATTGACACGAGTGACGAGCATTCCGAACACAGTAATTCCGATGATCCAGACGCCACGGTTTGGTATAACGATCGAAGGCACTGATGGCACATCAAAGGCGTACATTGACGCGATATACCTGGAACTGCAGTACGACGAGCAGCCAGAATGGGAGTTCACACGCACTGGAACGGAGGGGAAGCAAAGACTCACGCACAACCCGTCGGGCGATTACATTGAAATGCAGTTCGCAGAGGAGCTTGTGAAAATCATAGTCAACAAGGGCGCGGCAGTCCTGTCAGGTTTTCACAAAGATTGCCTGTACATGAAAAACACTGAGGTTGAATACTCCACGTATGACACTGTGTTCACAGACGGAAGCGGTAGTTGGCCATACGAAATATTCGCGGATGCATGGGACGGACGCACCGAAGTAGAATTTCACCTGATAAGCCGGCGAGCGACAACAGCACAAAATGCATTTCGCTTCACGCCTGGCGGCAACAGTTCACGACCGGTGATTCCTGCGTATGCCAGTGGGTATTACGACAAAGATACAGGCACCGCATTCGTCGACTTCCCGCGCGTCATAACGATTCGCAAAATCTGAAAGCACCGGACCGTCATTGTAACGGCCTTGGCATCATGCAGGCCACAACCACAGCACCGGGAGAGCCGCCGCGAGCAATCGCAGCGGCTCGCTGTGTTTATCCTGCGCGAGTGATATTCCGCCCGTATTACGCGCACGTCGTTATCATGTACCTGACTCTGCGATCT